AAATATCCACGTTATCACTTGAAGTTATACTTGCTGCGATTAGAGGTCCAGAGACCGTGAGGTTCGAGGTCTCGACGTTGGACGCACTTAGGGTTCCTGTGATATTCGCAGGTCCACCAACGACCAAGTTAGCTGTCGCTTCCACGTTGGACACTGAAATGGTACCGCCCGATAGACGATTGCTTACTGTGAGGTTTGAAGAAGCAATATTCGAAGCCGTAAGAGTTTTGTCGGCACCACTGATGGTCACATTATCAGAAGAAGTGATGCCAGCAGCCGAAAGGGTTCCAGTGGATGTTAGGTTAAGACCTTGGACTGTTCCAGTCACCACAACAGAAGTTCCGTCAATCACTCCAAGAGAGGCACTGGCACCTTGGACATCACCAGTCACCGTCAAGGACGCACCTGTTAGTGAACCAGTGGCGACAACTTGACCCGTGGAAGAGACCGTGGCGCCCTGAACCTGTCCAGAAACTGTCGCAGATGGTCCTGTTAGAGAACCTCCGGCACTTAGGGTTCCTGTGATATTCGCAGGTCCGCCAACGACCAAGTTAGCCGTCGCTTCGATGTTGGAAACCGAGATGGTGCCACCCGATAGACGATTACTGACAGTCAAGTTGGACGTCGCGACGTTAGTTGACGAGATTGTCCCGCTTGAAACAATATTTCCTTGGACGTCCAAACGTTCCTGTGGCGTTTCCGTACCGAGACCTACAAATCCATCTTTGTCCGTTAATTCACCACCAGAGATAAAGAAGGCACTTGCGCTATCGTCCAAAAAGTTCACGATGGGTTGTGCGCCGGTCTGCTTTGCGATAAGGGCTGGCCCCGTTCCATTGTTGGTGATATTGATTTGATTTGTCCCAGTGGTAGTACTTGTGATCGTAACCAAACCACCAGACACCGTCAAATTGCCGGTAATCTGAGCATCCTCGCTTACGACCAAAATGGGGGTATTTACATGGGATCCTGTAACCGTAGATGTGGCGATGATACTTCCAGTGGACGAGACGGTCGCACCCTGAACTTGTCCCGTGACCGTTGCCGAAGCGCCAGTAAGTGAACCTGTGGCGACAACTTGACCCGTGGATGAAATGGTGGCACCTTGGACCTGTCCAGTGACCGTCGCAGATGCACCTGTTAAAGATCCGGTTGCAACAACAAGACCCGTGGATGAAATGGTTGCTCCACGAACCTGACCCGAGACCGTTGCGGAAGGTCCTGTTAGTGAACCTCCGGCTGAAAGTGTTCCTGTAATGTCTACGGGTCCTCCGACCACCAGGTTTGCTGTTGCTTCGATGTTGGAAACCGAAATGGTTCCTCCGGACAAACGATTGCTAACAGTCAAGTTCGAGGTCTCGACGTTGGACGCGCTCAGGGTTCCCGTTATGCTGTGAAAGTTAGATACAGTGAGATTCGATGTAGAAATATTCGAAGCCGTAAGAGATTTATCTGCCCCCGTGATGGTCACATGATCCGAAGAAGTGATACCAGCCGCAGAGAGAGTTCCTGTGGATGTTAGGTTGAGACCTTGGACGTCACCAGTCACCACAACAGAAGTTCCGTCAATCGCTCCCAAAGAGGCACTGGTTCCTTCTACATCGCCGGTCACCGTTAATGAAGGTCCTGTTAGAGAACCACCGGCCGAAAGCGTCCCCGTGATATTCGCCGGTCCACCTACGACCAGATTTGCCGTTGCTTCCACATTGGACACTGAAATGGTACCACCCGAAAGACGATTGCTTACTATGAGGTTTGAAGAGGCAACATTCGAAGCCGTAAGAGTTTTGTCGGCACCAGTGATGGTCACATTATCAGAAGAAGTGATACCAGCAGCCGAAAGGGTTCCAGTGGATGTTAGATTAAGACCTTGGGCTGTTCCGGTCACCACAATAGAAGTTCCGTCAATCGCTCCCAAAGAGGCACTGGTACCCTCCACGTCACCGGTCACCGTTAAGGAAGGTCCTGTTAGAGAACCACCGGCCGAAAGCGTCCCCGTGATATTCACAGGTCCTCCGACCACCAGGTTTGCTGTTGCTTCGAGGTTGGAAACTGAGATGGTCCCGGGAAGTCTTAGATTGTCAAGAGTTCCCGAGGTGACGTTTGACGCATTCAGGTCATTTATTCCATCTCCCGAACCTATAAAGTCTGCGGCACTTAGCGTAGAACCTTGGACAAAACCATCCACCACTGCATTCCCCGTGATCGTGGCGTCGCCAATGACAGTTAAATTTGTTATAGTATCCGCCACGAGATTCGATGTTGACAAGGTTGCGGCAAACACTGTTCCAGTGGTTGTCAATCCTGTCGTGGTGATTGTTCCCGTCTTGGGGTCAGACGTGAGTTCTTTGTTGGATGTAAGATTGAAGTTTCCGTCACTCAACTGGATGACTCCCTTCTTCCCTGAAGCCGAGGCACTTCCTCCTCCTTCTAAAGAGTTGTCGATGGAACTCATTACTACTAATTAAAGACATAAAAACATATTCAATTAATAACGATGGATCAGTTTGACCCCAAAAATGAAAAACATGTTCAGTGGCTGAAGGGTTCTTTTGAGAAGATGGAGTATTACACTTCACCCGATTCTCAAAAGGACGGCAAGGAGTTCGTCAAGTTCGTAAACTCGAACCCATTTGGTCTATCAATCACTGCCAGTAACGTCATGGATTGGCCAATGATTCACTCGATGATAGCCACCAAGTACACAAAGGCGGTGCTCACTGGTCAAGCCTGGCTACCCTGATTTCGTATCCAGGGAACTTGTGACCGACCTCTGAAAGGAAAGTTTCCATGATTTTAGTTCCTTGGTTTGACATAAAATCAACGTAGATCATCTGTTCTTTGTGATCCACCTTGATCGGTATCCCTATACTTCGCATCCCGTCATAGTGGAAGGGGTTCACTGGTACTTCAATGGTGGTTGTCTCAATCATCTTGATTTACATTGCCACATTAGTTTTAACCCTGTATCCTTTATAAATCTTCGTTGCCTTCTTGATACATTCGTCGTGGAGATCTCCAATGAAGTATCTGGACATCGTGACAATCACCATCTTGTCGGTGTCATCCACCTGGGCTTCGAAGTCTATGGTCCTAATCCCCTCGAACTCCAGGGGCGAAACTTCTATGGCGATCGTCTCGTGTCTCATACTTAAAAATATAATGACTTTTATTTTTAAATGCTCTACTACAGTTGCTCATTTAGAAACGTGTCGCCGTACATGTTCAAGAAGCGCACGGAACTAAAGAGACCCACCAAGAAGATGATTGAAAATCCTCACAAGTACGTCCACGACTGGATGGAGCATGAGGAGATCTATTCTCGTCTTCACGATCAAAAGGTTCGTGAACAAGAGAACAAACTGGATGCCATGGAGATGTTCTGTAAAGAAGAACCCCATGCTCTAGAGTGTAGGATCTATGATGTTTAACGTTGTGCCAGGGACAGGGCAAAAGGATTCTTGTCCAACTGTTTGACGGCGACTCCCAACTGATTGGTTCGGAAATCTGCATTTCCCTTGTAGGCATTGTTATTCTGCTTCCAAGTGATATCGTAATTTTGGTTAATGTACTGGTTGCCGGCACCGCCCTCGATAACGGTCGATGCGCTATCGCGGGTCTTGGTGGTGGCACCCTGTGCCTGAGTGGCAGAACCGCGGACGTTCATGCGACCACCCGGGGGCGTGTAGCCCTTGTTCCCGCGTTCGGCGGGGCGCAGAAGGATAGTATTTTGGGTGTTCTGATAGGCACCTTCGAATGAGTGAATTCCGGGGGCAGCCACGTCATTGGTGCGCGCCACAAAGTTTGCCTTGTTGCGGGTGGGGGTATCCTGAAGGGTTGAGGCTGGAATGAATCGTTTTGCCGTTCCAAACTCGAGGCCGTCCATCCGGGTCGAGGTCTCAGAGCGAACTGTGGGTCGCTGTGTCTTAATATATTGTTCCCTCTCGCGCTGACCGGTGAGCATGCCACCCTGACCCTGCGCTCGACCCCGTTCCAGAGGACGCTTTCCCTCGGCACCCAAAAGTTGATAGGTCTTCTGAGGACGATTCTGTGTGACCGTAAGACGCTCGTCACCGCGACCCACAAAACTCTTTGCGGGACCGGAGCGACCGGGGAGCGTGGTGAGGCGGTACGCACCGACGTTATTGGGCATCACACGGAACTGCTGCTGATAGCCACCATAGGCAGGTACATTTGCCGGGACGCCGAGACCTGGACCGACGAACCTTCGCTCGGTGGACGAAAGATTGTCCATGCGACTGGAGATGTTCTGACGATCGTAGAGGTTGTAGACCGGCTGACCAAATGGGAACTGAACATTGGGTGCTGTATCCTGAAGCGTCGCCACGACCTCCTTCTTGGGGTTGATGACACCACCCATCGGGTTGTTCGGGTTGAACGTCCCCGTAAACAGGTCTGTCACGGCAGTCAATTCCTGTCCGGGTGTATTGATGTTGTTGCCAAAAAATGGCATCTGTTGCGTTTCGCGGTTGGGTAACGGTGATGGAACAAAACCTTCTTTGCGGTCACTACTGGCGATTTGACGTCCCGCCACAGCAATCCCTAACAAGGCCACAAGACTCAATGGGTCCATATTAAAACTATGCTAGATTTTAAAAATTACTTATACCTACGCTCAAAAAGAACGTTCTGGACATCCGCGCGACTGCTCGTCGGATCCCATGATCGGGACCGAAGGGGAACCGAGCAGGACATGTCCTTGGAAGGGAAGTCAAACGCCCGACCCGCGTAGCCCTTCTTGAAGAAGGTGGTGGACTGAGGTCGGAGCATGTCCTCGACCATAATAAGATTGCCCGGAGCACCCTTGCCCGCCATGTAGGGAGCGGTACCGTAGATGGGCGTGGAGGCGCGACCCGAACCGGCGTAGTTGAGGTTGCTGACCACTGGAGGCGCCATCACGTGATCGTAGGCACAATCCACCGGGAGACTCTCGGCATCCAAAAGAACCTTCGATGTGTTGAGCTGATAAGCCATATTACTATCACCAGAGATTTTAAGTGCTGCCAGTGCGTCCGCCATTTCCACCGAAAGAGCCTCTGAGTTGCTGAAGTTCGGGCATCCTGGACTGACCGAACATTGAGGCGTCGTCGGGGTAGCACGCCATGCCATCGTCCCTGCAGACCTTGTTCATCATGGGACCGTAGGCGGAGCGAAGGAATGCACTCTGATCGTTGGGGATGGTCGTGGAAGGCATGCTGTAAAATGAGCGGAACGCTTGGTTGCGGCTCGAATAGACATCAGCCTGATCCGTTGGCGTAGATTCATTCAGGAACTTCTTGACCTTATCCTTGACAGTCGGGTAGTAGCAGGCAGCCGGGCGCTTGGGATTGTCGATGTAATCGGTTATCAGAACATTCGCCATGGGATTCTCCTTGGTCGGTTGTTCGCATGACTGTCCTGGAGTGACTGCACTGAAACGCTTTCCTTCCTCCTCGAATGAAGCGGGTCTCATTGCCTCCTTTATACCTCCCGCCAGAAGCATGGAGGCCATGACCATGATAACCGTGAGACCCAGGTAAATAACCCTGATGTCGCGATTAATGACGTAAAGAATCGCCATGGTGTAGAGGATGAACCTCGTGGCGGCATTGAGCCTCTCCACAGGGGTCTGCTTAGCCAAAGGCCAAAAGATCAGCACCTTGTTCTTGGCAAACAGGTGCGATGGATTTCTAAACCACGGTTGTTCCATTCTTATTTATTGACTAGTTAATTTTTTCACTGAGGTGGCTGAAGAATCTTGCTCAGGTTTCCCATGAGCGGACCGAGGGCGCTCATAATCTTGTTCTCGTCGAGGCCACCCTGACCGTCACCGAACTGCTCCTCGACCTTTGAAGTCATTTCCTGCATCATCTCAGGCTTCAGTAGATTTCCAAGAAGACCAGCAAGGGGATTTTCCTCGCCATCGTCACCCTGGGGTGCAAACATTTGGTTAATCTTTTCCGGTGAAAAGTCCATCTGCGTGTGTCGAGATTCCTGGATCTCCTCGTCGCTTACATTGTTTCCGAGGACATAGAGACCCTGGACGTACTGCCAGATAGCTGACCGACTAGCGTCCGAAAGTTCGGACTTCCACATGGACTCCAGATCCAATGTCTTGAGGATTCCGTAACTCCGCGAAAGCTCCTCGAAAATCTTCTCGTCCTGATTGCGAATGAGATCCTCGTGGGGTTTCACATTCTTCATGAACGTTTCCAGGCACACACCGGGATCCTTCTTGATCAGCATGCTGACCGTATTTCTGTAGGTCTTCACAATGGTGTTCTCTGGGAACGTGTGAGCCAACTCATCCACAAACTGCAACAGAAGTTCGTTAAATGTATCTACGCTGGCCATTTCGTACTATTTAAAAGGAGTAAAATCTTTAACTACATACCGCGACTGACTTCCGGAAAGGGAGTCTCGTAAATCTCTTCGCGCTGCGAGATGCCAAAGAACACGATGGCACCCACCAGAATGGCGTTCAAGATCGCTGGCTTGATCATGTCCGCATTCCTGGGAGGAGCCTCGCGATTGAGACGAGCCACCAACTGGATATATACCATTGTAACAATTGCACCAACCAAAGCAGCGATCAAAGGATTTTTAAGTGAATCACTGATCATTATTACATAAAGCAGATTTTAGTATGTTTAACGGTTCGCACTTGGGTTGATAGAAAAATCTTCTTCTTCTTCCTCCTCACTCGGTGATGGTATGGGTGCCCTCCGTGCGATATTGTCTCTGAACGTGAAACTCTTTGTCTCGGTCTCCTGAGGCGGTTCCATCTCCGGCTCCTCGGATTCCATTTCAGGCACCGGTTCTGGTTCCTGTTCTGGTTCGGGTTCTTCATATGATTCATTCTCAACGGGAATCTCTCCCCCACCTGGAAACATCTCCGGCTCCTCTTCCATTGCCTCGGGCTCGGGCTCGATGGTCTCACCGTTCATGACGTCCACTGCATTCTTGTTAAGGTAGGTTTTGAGAATCTGGTTGATCGGAAGCATCTCCTTGACCGTCTCCTCGACCACCCCTTCCATCCGCTTGATAAGATCCTTGCGACGGTCGGTCCTGCTCACGACTTCCTGATAGATGTAAGGATCCTCGTAGATCCGCTTGGCAACATTGGTGTAGACGCCCAAAACGAATACGTCGTTGGCGGGAATCTTGAGTGACACCTTGCGCGAGTCCTTGGAAAGGCGAACCGAAGAAATGATTTTGACCGTGGCGACAAAGACAGCCGCTGTCATCTCGTCCAGGCACCCACCGCACCGGTCCACGCACTTGCCCACTTCAGTATCTATCTGATAGTTGTTCCACTGGGGGATCTTGGCAAGTTTCTCCTGAAACATCTTGAGTGTATTGCGACCCTGTGTCTCCACCTTGGATTCGGCGTAGAGGGAGTCCATGCAGTCCAGTGCACTCGGGAGAATGGTGGACGAAAGCTGATTTAGGAGCTCCTTCTTGGCTTCTACGAGCACGTTAAGGTTATTGTCCATAGTTACTGATAAAATGCATTTAAATCAACGATATTTGTCCGCGGCTTTTTTCAGATTTGCCAGGGACGCAAATTCATTCTCAGGTTCTCTTGGTTTTGCCTTGGGTTTTGCCTTGGATTTTGATCTTGGATACCAGGAAACAAATAACTGACCATTCTCGTAAAGTTGCGTGAAGAAACCTCCATTTGAAAACTGTCTCTCCACGTATTGTGCGGCCTTGTTCACGTCGAACGTGGGAAATCCTATAAGGAACGAAGGCACCTGAATCCAAGTTTCGTGCAGGCCAAGATCGGCAACCTGTCTCACCTTGGCGCTGGCGCGTTCGTAGAGCTCCATATAGAGTTTCTTTTTTAGTTCCCTCTTTCGGTAGTCGATTTGTTGTACTTCATCTACCCTAAGAGGCATATCTAATAATCTTTGAGTTTTTACTAA